TACAACCCAAATCCTTGGCGTATCAGCAGGCTATGGGGCTGGTAAAACCAGAGCGCTGTGTGCGAAGGCGGTACATCTTGCAGCAGCTAACCAAGGCTTTATTGGCTGCGTGCTAGAGCCCACTGGCCCGCTGATTCGGGATATTTTTGTAAATGACTTTGATGCTTTTCTCGAGTCCTACAATATCCCATATTCTTACCGCGCTAGCCCATTGCCTGAATATGTGCTGCATTTACCGTTAGGTGATACCAAGATCCTATGCCGTAGCTTTGAGAACTGGACACGTATTATTGGTTTAAACCTTGCGTGGGTATTAGCAGATGAGATTGATACTGTTGCGCCATCTATCGCGAGTCGTGCATTTCCTAAAATCCTTGGTCGCTTACGTGCTGGCAACATAAGGCAATTTGGCGCTGCATCAACACCAGAGGGATTCCGCTGGATGTTTAATACATTTGCTAGTGAGGACGCATTATCACGTACTGATCGAAAACTGATCAAGATGCGCACTGCTGATAATCCGCACTTGCCGCCTGATTTTATTGAACGGTTGCAGGCTAACTATGATCCAAACTTATTACGTGCATATCTTGATGGTGAGTTCATTAACCTTACGACTGGCACTGTTTACGATAGGTTTGATAGGGCCAAACATGTAGTAACGCAATTGCCAGATTACAGTGAAGAACCATTGCGTATTGGCGTTGACTTTAACATCGGCAACATGAGCGCCGTTATTGGTATCCGTAGCGGTAAAGGGTTAGTAATAATTGACGAGATCAGCGGTGCGCATGATACCGACGCGTTAGGTGCCGAGATCCGCAGACGATATCCAGGCCATCGACTTTATGGCTACCCAGACGCCAGCGGCGGTAATCGCTCTACCAATGCAACACAAACCGATATTCAGATACTGGAGCAATATGGCATCAGCAACCAATCGCCTAAAGCAAATCCGCCTGTGCGTGATCGTGTTGCAGCGGTGCAGGGGTTACTTGAAAACGGTAAAGGTGAACACAGGTTGAAGATTAACAGCACTTGCAAACGTATGATCGAATGTTTAGAGTTACAATGCTATAACGATAACGGCGCACCAGATAAGGAAGGCGGGCACGACCACATGACAGACGCATTGGGCTATCTAGTATGGCGTGAGTTCAACCCGTTACACGCTGGGGCTGGGCGCGGTACAGGAATCCGGATATACTGAGGCAATACTGGAGGACTACTTATGGCTAAGGGAGGCAAAGGCCGTAAGGGTGGAGGCGGAGGCGGAGGCAAAACTCGTAAGTACACACGTGACAATAACGGCAGGTTTGCTAGCACCGGCACCGGCGCAACGGCTAGAGGTGGGCGGCTGCTGACAGCTAAAGGCAATAAACGTAAAACTAAGACAATGGAGGCAGGTGGCGCTAAAGCAGCCGGCACCATCAAAGGCAAGGTAAAACGCGACCCAGCCGCCGCTAGCAAGGTTGCGCAGCGTAAGGCAGCAGCTAAGCCCACAGCAGCAAAGGCCCCTGCAGCCAAAGGCAGGATCAGGGCCACCAAAAGGGAGCCCTTAGCACCTAACTCACAGCTATCTAATAAAATAGGCTCACTTAAAGGTGATAGGGAAGTCTTTAAAGAAAGGTTAAAGGTACAGCAGGAGATCGCTAAGAAAACAACATCTAGAACCGGTAAGTTATCCGCTCAAACTACAGCTAGTGAGATCAAACAAAATATCGCAGGGCGCACAAGATCAATAACTAAACTTGAGGCGCGGCCGATTGCGGGCAAACGTGTTACTGGCCGGGGGGATGGACCCGTGAAGGGCCCCAGGGCGAAGCGGCCTAATGCAATCAGGGGCAAAGTTAAGCGCGACACGTCCCTGAAGCCAGGCCCTACTACCAATGCACAAAGATATCCCAATATTTACCGCGATTCAGCTAACACCAAAGGCAAGACAGCAGCTAAAGCAGCAGCGGCCGCCGCTAAACCTAAGGCTAAAAACAAGCGCACACCAGACGAAGCAAAAGTTAAGCGTATCGCTGCTAGGTTCCAGGCAAAAGGCGCAGCGCCTGAAAGCAGTTCAAAAGTAAAACGCTTAAATACAATTGAAACAAGACAAAGAGCGATGGCATTTTTGGCTAAACCTAATTCAAAGGGCGCAGATCGGGTAGGAGCAGTTGCGCAAAATATTGCTAAACGTAAAACATATTCGACACTAACACCTAATCGCAATAAACCTATGGCTCGCAATAGCCTCGGCCAAAAGACTATTAGAGAACAGGAACGTAAGGCTGCTCAAGGTGTTGCCACTACTAGGATGCAAGATGCTAAAAAGGCCACTCAAAGAGTTGCTAGCCCGGAGCCCACAACACCAAGGGCAAAAGCAGCTAGCGCACAGCGGATTGAAAATAGCCGTAGTGCTAGAAAATCTGCTAATGCCGCTAAGGCTGCAGCTAATGAAGTTAAATACTTTAGAAAGGATTCTGATAGCCAAGCTTATAAAAATGCACTTGCAAAAAGGGATCGAACCTTAGCTTTAAGATCGCCAGGCACTAACAAGATCGCGTTTAGAAGCAGGCGTATGGCGATTGCAGCGCAACGTCAAAGAACTAATAATGTAGTAGAACAAACCAATATTAGCCTAGATCGCAGTCGCGGCCAAGGCTTAAGAAGAACATCTACCGGGATGACTCAGTTAGGGCTAATGGGACCTGGCAAGAAGCTATTTAGGGTTAGAAGGATTACAGGTATTAAACGACCGTCGGGCAGTAAACTTGCAAAACGCACTATGCGCTAAGCTAGTGAGGTCCACATTGAACTCATATGGAAACGTTTCTTGAAGAACTTGATGCTTTGATTGCAGAGCAAGACCTGTCAGTCATTGAAGTTGTTGGTGCATTGCAATATGTGCAGCAGCGGCTAGTGATTGATGCTTGCATTGAAGAAGCAGAAGAAGAGGAGGAAGCTGATGCAGAAGCCTAAAGTGACGGCTGTTGGCCGTTTGCTAAAGCCTAAAGGCAATGAACCGCGTGTTCATCATGTGATTGCCATTGATCCTGATGGCGCGGTGAGGACGGTTATCAAGGCTAAACTATAAGCAAATAGGCCGGTCGCATGTACACAGGTTTTAATTTCTACGACCGGCCTACTGCTGACCGTAAGGTCACTCGCGTTCACGATGCGAATACTGCATGGTATGCGCAAGAGCCGCATTGGATGCTGATTGAAGACCTGCAAGGCGGCACTTATTCCATGAGGCGCAGGCACCGCCGCTACCTGCCGCAAGAACCAAGAGAATTAGACGAAAGTTACGATAATCGCCTAGCACGTAGCGTATGCCCGCCGTACTATCAACGCTTAGAGCGGATGTTAGCAGGGATGTTAACACGTAAGCCCGTTAGGCTAAATGATACCAGCGACAACATACGTGAACAACTATTCGATGTAGATCTGCAAGGAAATGACCTTAACGTCTGGACATATGAAACTGCACGTAAGTTGGTACGTTACGGTCATATCGGCACATTGGTTGATGCGCCATCAGATGGCGGCAGGCCGTATTGGTGCATCTACACACCACGGCAAATTTTAGGCTGGCGTACTGAAGCAAAAGACGGGCAGCAGCAACTCACGATGTTGCGATTGCTGGAATCAGTGATTGTGCCTGATGGTGATTACGGTGAGAAGGCAGTGCAGCAGGTTCGCGTCTTAACACCAGGCGCATATGAGCTACATCAAAAGCAAGATAACAGCGACTTTAAAATTGTAGAAGAAGGTAACACAAGCCTTAGCGAGATACCGTTTAGCGTTGCATACTGCAACCGCGTTGGTTATTTAGAATCAAGACCACCACTAGAAGATATTGCAGAACTAAACCTTAAGACGTATCAGGTGCAATCTGACCTTGACAACCAGCTACATATCTCAGCAGTGCCGATGTTGGCATTTTATGGCTTCCCGTCAGCAGCAGAAGAGGTATCAGCAGGCCCAGGTGAGGCTATTGCATTTCCCGCAGATGGTCGCGCGGAATATATAGAACCAGGTGGTACCAGCTTTGAGTACCAATTCAAACGGCTAGAGCAGCTTGCAGGGCAGATTAACGAGCTGGGGCTATCAGCAGTATTAGGACAAAAACTCAGCGCGGAAACGGCGGAGGCAAAACGCATTGACCGCAGCCAAGGCGATAGCACAATGATGGTAATTGCGCAGAATATGCAAGACATGATTGATAACTGCTTACGCTTTCATGCTGAATATCTCGGCACCGCTGAATCGGCTGGCAGTTGCTTGGTAAATCGTGATTTTATTGGCGCAAGGCTAGAACCTGCTGAGATCCAAGCATTACTACAGCTTTATACCGCTGGCACTATCACGCAAGAAACATTATTGCAACAGTTAGCAGATGGCGAGGTATTGGGCGATGATTTTGATGTAGAAGAAGAATTAAGCGCAACTGCTAATGGAGGGCTGAATGACGATACCGGCAGCCCTATTTCGTAACGCAATTGATTTAAACCGCTATAGCAATAGTGTAGGGCGACAAGTAATTACAACTTATAATGATATTATTATTGATGCGGTAAACCAGCTACGAACAATTGATGAGTTAGCAGCACCAGTAAAAGCAGCAAGGTTGCGTGCGATATTAGCCCAGCTTAAAGACAGCCTTAATACATGGTCGGGC